GTATCTTTGAAAGTGAGGAGAAAGACCTCGCATTTTTGTCTATAGACTATTCAGATGCAACTAATATGTTGGATCCTGAAATGTCTTTAGCTTGTTGGAATCAGATATGTGAAAGTATTGGTCTATCTGCAGAATTTAGGGAGATCGGTAAAAAGTCATTGGTCGGTCATATAATACAACATCCTGTTAAGACTTCATTTACGAGTCAACAGGTTTGGGGTCAGCTTATGGGTTCTATTCTTTCATTCATCATTCTATGTATCATTAATGCAGCCGTATGTCGCCATTCTAAGGAATTGGGTGAACGACGTGTAATCACAATTGAGGACTTTAAATGTCTTATCAATGGTGATGATGCTCTAATGAAATGTAGTGAGAATGTTAAGAATATTTGGACTGCGGCTGCTTCAGTATGTGGCCTTCAACCGTCGGTAGGAAAAGTTCAGTTTCACAAGAACTATTTCAATATTAATTCCCAGTCTTACATTGTTGATGATAATGGTAAGGTTGATCATATTGGTTATGTCAACATGGGTCTACTGACGGGGATGAAGAGGAGTGGGGGTGGAAAGGAAGTGGAAGTAATAAAAATTGAGGAGAGACCTCATGATAAAACCATTGGCGCACGACATCGTGAACTGATTGACTATTGTCCTTCAGAAATTCGAGTGAAGTGCCACGAGGAATTTCTTCGTGAACATCGAGATATTTTAGTTCGATATAAGGTACCATGGTATTTACCAGAGGCAGTTGGTGGGTTAGGTTTAAGAAGTATAGGAGACTGGAAAGTTGAACCAGAATCTCAGGATGGGTTAGATATGAAATTTCACTATCATACTAAACCAGATGGAACCATTTATGGACCATCGGAGCTAGACAGGAAGATAATGCGTTTACTTTGTAACGGTTATCTAAAAGCAGATTTTCAAATTACTGCGTCTGAACTTCCCTTTGATTTGCGTGGGACTTCCCGGCTTCTTACACCTAAGTTGGAGAGTAAAATTGTAATGTCAAGTTCTTGCGAACGCACTGACCCTTCCCTACAGAAGGCCAGTGGTATCACTGATCTCTTGGTCGCATACCTTTATGGCGACCATGTCCTTCCTTCCGAGGACGATACCGATGAGATAGTAGATACAACGCGGGCAATTCGTAAGAACGAACGCCATTGGACGAAATTGCAGAATCAAAGCCACAAGTATAATATATGTGGGTTTGAGTATGTCGATGATCGTACTACGTTGATGCAGGGTATATGTCTTTTTTGATGAGACTATATCTTGACTGATTGTGTGTATGAATAAAGCTGAACCTTGATAAAGTTTAGTCGAGTTTATATTCATAGGGCCCCAGTACCATGGGCTCGTTGGAGTAGAAGGGGGACCTTCTAACAGAATTAATCAAGCGGCTTATCTTTTCCGCTGAAGTGTGCAATTTTCATTCTTGCAAAAGTATAATGATGTTCTTAGCTGAG